ACATCAAGCGTTGAGCTGATTGTGGCAGCCCCCGTGATTGCTACACCAGGCGTGGTGGTAGCAAGTTTAGCAACATCATCATAATATAATGTTACAGCTCCGTTAACATCAGCAGTAATATATTCTTTTGTACCAGTATTACTTCTAATTGTAATACCGTCCCCCTGTATATACAGTTCTCCAGTAGAATTAATTAAATGAGAATTTGTAGCATCATGATAAATTTGAAGATCAGGATCAGCCGGATCAACCGAGGATCCTATTTTTAATCGAGCATTATCATCCCACTGTGTATTAGCATGTAATGTACCAATACCAGTAATGTCCCACACACCATCAACATCAAGTGAGTCTGATTGTAACTCACCAGTAATGTCAACACCATCTGTCTTTGTAGCAAGTTTCTTACTACCGTCATACCGAAGAGAAACAGCAGCATCGTTTCCTTCATTGATAGCAATCATTACAGTTCGTGTGTTATCAATTCTTGTATATAATGTTAAAGAACCATCTTCTGTAGCGTCCGTATTGTCTTCGGCGATGCCTCTAATATAAGCGTATTCAGTTATAAAATTTGCACTATCTAGTCCTTTAAAGAAGATACCGCCAACGTTGGCGCTGTCGGGAGTTGTTGAGCCTCGATCTTGAAGAACTATTGATGGTCCGGGACTTTCGTCATCCCATCTTCTTATTGTAAGTGTAGATTCGTCTATGTCTATAAGAATAATATCGTTTCCGGAAGAATCTTCAATAATAAAATTGGCGTTTGAACTTGCAAACCTTGTATAAAGATCATCACCGCGCCATGCAATAGTTACGTCACCATCGTCTCCAAACTTTAAGTAATCACTATCATCAAACTGGGCATTAGCATGGAAGAAAACCTTACCGTTAATATTTGTATTTGACTCAATGAGAAGAGCGTCAGTAGTTTCGGTGCCAATTATCACGTTATCTTTAAGAGTTGAGTCACCCCAAACTAATAGATTTTCTGGAGTACCTGTAGTTCCAATAGTAACGTTTGATGTTACGAAAAGAGTTGCTTTGTCACTGAAACTACTTGTAGCATCACCGCCATGAATAGCAGTATTAATGACCAGGGTATCAGATGAGAAAATACCATTTATATGCCCATTACCTGAAGTCGTAGAATTATTTGTTGAATTAGCACGCCCTGACGTAGTACTTACAGTCACAATGATGTTAGTCATGTCATCAAATAGATCATTTGATTGCGTCAACCAACCAGCAAATGTACCTGTACTTTCATTAATTGAGTCGTAATTTTTGGACATTCTTTATCCTATCTGTTCTTTTCTACTAACAACATTAGAAGATTTTTAATTTCTGTGATTTCATCTTTAAGTGAGTCAACATCATTTTTCATATTTCGCATTTCATTAAGATGAGCCTTCCTTGACTTATACTGACTAAATCCCTTTATATCAGTATTTATTACTGCTTTCGAAAGATCATCTCTTATAAATTTATCATTTTCTATCATATTATGCTGTCAATGCTATTGCTCTTAGATTAGATAATCTTGGCACTTTATTATGATTATTTGATAACAATACAACCTTAATAGCAAAATATTTAAATGTATTATATGTTATACCAGCAGCGTCAGTATATGAGAATTCTTCACCCGCAGATCCATCTGGATTAAATGAAGCAAGTTGTCCACTGTTTGAAGTTGGTAAACTAAACTCAAGTTCCCTAAAGTCAAACCGATTTGAGTCTTGTGACTTCGTATCTTTTTCGATTGTCAACTCAGTCCACTTCTTTTCATCAAACGGAGCACTGTCTTCTGAGTTTTGGAATTTACCATATACTTTGATCGCCTGAGCACCACCATCAAGACAATTTGGATTGTATGCTGTGAGATATACTTTAAGGTCTTCAGCATCTAAACCGTTAGCAAGAGTAATTGTCTTACTTACATATTTCGAACTTGCTGAACCTTGAGTACCATCTTCATTCGCTGAACTATTATTAACAATATATCCAAATGCCGTTAAAGCAGCAGATTCAATATCAATTACAGGTGAACTGTATTTTTGACTATTTGATGATGAATTTTCCATATCAATTTGAAGATGGAAAGATTCGCCACCACTTGCAACCTCTAAACTACGACTTCTTACGTAAATAGGCTCTGCTGATAAGAACGAATAGTCGTTAAATGGAACAACTGCTAAACCCGATGCTACATCACCACCTGTTAATGAAAGTTTACTTGTCTTCATATTCGTTAGCGTTTGAATCGTATTACTACGATCAATACTAGGTCTAAAGAAACTCAATTTTACTTCATCAACACTCGTGATTGTTGCTTGAGCACCAGAAATAGAACCTATGATAACATCAGCAGCAGCAAAAACATCACCACTTGACACAGAAGAGTCATCAAGATATAATCTTGCTGGTGTAGTTAAATCAAACAAAGTAGCCCTACCAACAACAGTCGGGAAGAACTCCGCAGAACCATCTGTAATTTTTATATCTTGAACGGTAGTCATAGATGTGCTACTTACTACAGTATCAATCTGAACTACTTCATATCCACCAGATCCATCATGAATTGCAATCCAGTCACCGTTTGTAAGACCATCACCACCAAAATCAGTACCACTACCTGTAATGGTATTAGTACCAGATACTACACTTAATGTACCACCCGTGTTTGCGTCTTCTCTAAAAACTAACTCATCATTTTTAAATGTGCCAGTAACAGATTCTATTGAAAAATATTCAGAATCTTTATTTGTTAACTGAACATATCCAGTAGATGTAGAAAAGTTTGCTCTATACATAGTATATTTGATATTTTCATCTTGATATGGAGTCCACGTTCTATCATTTGTTGATGTAAAGATCATACCGGTGTTTACATCTTTTGTAATTTTAACAGAAGTAAATGAGTCTGTTTCTCCTGTTCTACAAATCCAAATACGATAATCCGGATTGTCGGCGTCAGGCTTAACAACGAACGCATATTCTTCATTCGTTTTCAATGCAATAGGCACTGGGAACGTAACTGTAGTTGCTGCTGCGGGTGTTCCAGCAGCAGCCTGAGCAGATGACGTTATATTAACATCAGCCTGTTCAACGTGTACTTTTGAGAAAGGTACTGTTTTCGAAGTAAGATTTCCATTCTCCATTTTTCTAATGTAGAAAGAAAATCCTAACGTATCAGACTTTTGTTCAAAAAATAAATCGATTTTTGATATAAAAACAACGTTGTCACCCGGTGCCATATTTCTCTCAATAAAGAAAGATTGGGCTATTGGATCGCCCTGCCCGCCGTCAGCGACTCCGCCGGGCCGTGCAAAAACTCTATCTGTAGTAGTGGTGTTTGTTCTAGTTGTAGTTCTAGTGTCAACTGTTTCCTCTATCTTATAACCTCTAGTTGCAACAGAAAGACTTTGTTTTTCCACAGAGTTATTATAAGCAGTGTAAACGACAGAAGCAGTAGAAATAGCGGATGGGCTTTGATTATATGCTGATACGTCCATAATTTCAAGTTTTCTATCACCGACTTTAAATGTACCAGCAGGCAATTTAAAGATTGCCCTCACAATACCATTAGCATTGCTAGTTATTGATGCTCCGGCACTACCACTTATACTGAACAAAGCGATATCATTTGGAGCAGAACGCCTAACACTTGCTGGATAAACATGTGCGTTTACATCAACACCATCAAAATAGAAATAAAATCTCGTGTTTGGTCTTAATCCATGGACAAGAATACGAATATCCCTTTCTGCCATATAAGGTAAGAATTGAACATTTGCAACAAAATCACCAACCTGTTGTACGTTTGCTTCCGCTTGTGTTAATTGAAAACTGGTTGTAGTTGTGGTCGTTGTCACAAGCGAAGAAGTGGTAGTTCTTTCGATGTCAGTTTCGAAATCGTCAAAAACCCGTGTTGTGCTGCCAAGAACTTGAGATGTTACCTGTTCGGACGTAACATCAGAAAGATCAAATAATTCAGATATTTTATCAATAATATCTGCCCCAAGAATTGCATCCGCTGAAAGATCAAGTGTTAAATCTGGGGCTCGTGTAACGTCATAATTGTTATCAATTTCTGGGAATATAAATGCTTTACCATCAAATGAATAAAGATTCGTAACACAGTTTCGAATGTTAGTTGCATAAGTTTGATTAATAAGAACTTTATCAGTTTTATTCAGTAACACTGCTTTATCATTAAAGTTCGTAGCATTACTTGTTGAATGAACTTTTAGATCCATATTAAATTGTCTGAATCGAGGTGTCAATTCTTTATAAGAGGTGTCAATAGCAGCAGTGTATTCTGGAGAAGCAGCATTTGCTTTATTGAAATTTTCAAATATATCAGTAAAGATACCATTTTTAAATCTATCTAAACCATTACCATCAAGAATAAGTTGGTCTTTAGTTTGTTGCTCTAAAGAATTAAGAACAGTATAATACTCGATATTCTTTAATCGTCTGTCCATCTTATTGATGTCAGCCATATCATAGCCTTTTGCCATTTGATCTGGACTAATTCTAACAGCATAGTTGATTTTTTTAGATGTATTTGCTTGGGCAGATGTTAAAGGAGGATATGCTGGTACTTTAATTAACCCGAGAGAAATGCCTCTGCTTGGCTTTGATGGTGGAGTAGGATTTTCTGTTGCAACACCTTCAAGAATACTGAACACACCATCACCGTCAAGTGTAATTCTATCAATACGAGATAAGAAATATGAATAATCTATATCAATATTTTCACCTGGTGCTGGCGGCCAATAGTCAGTTGATGTGAATGTTGGCGCATCTGTTATCGCAGTATTTGCTATACTAGCCGATGCTGCTGTAGTATTATACCCAACGGCGGGATCTTTATCAGCATAAGGTCTGAAATCTATAACATTTCTTAGATCATACTCTACATTAAATTCAGACGTATAAACAGGAATGTCTTCGTAGTTAATTGAACTTGAAGGAAATATGTAACTTCTCACATCAAAATAACCTGCATGACTCGTTTCAAATACTTTCACTTTGAATAATAGAACATCACCTGATGAAACTGTCAATGCTGGTTTTGATTTGACGTAAGACAAACCATAGTAAGCATCTCTTTGATTGGGATATAATGTGAATAAATTAGTGACAACATCGCTTGACTCACTAACACTACTTGCTCCTTTATATACTGCTTCAATCTTGTACACATCAGGTAATCCTAAAGAATACTCACCGCTTGTACCCCCTGGATTAGTGA